CATCCAGGATCTTGGTCAGCCCCACGGACGGCGGGCGCACTCGCCAGCGGATCTCGCCGTTGGCGAGCTTCACCGTCTTGACCTTGCCATCGCGGGTCAGCTCGATGCGGTTGGCCTCGGCGTAGATCCGGACGCGCTCGGTCAGCTCACGGATCACGCCGGAAGGTATCGCGGCGCGGTCCTCGTACTGCGCCTTGATCCGCGCCAGCTCCTCGTTCATCTGCGTCTGCAGCGCCTCGCGTGCGCGCTGCTGGATGCCGATCTGCTCGATCAGCCGATCGGCCTCCTCGCGGCTGGTCGCGGCCTCGACGGCGGTGGTCTTGATGCGGGCTTTCTTTGCCATGGTGGTGTTCCTTGTTCTGCTGGTGGAGCCGGATCGAGGCCTGGACGTACCGGGCCTCATCCGGCCAGTAGTCGTCAGGCGGCATGCGGGGGCGGCTCGGGGCAGCGCTCCTCCCACTCGACCTGGCATCCGGCTACGCGCGTGGCCATCACCGCCCGGCGCACGCCGCGCTCGGTGATGCGCGTGCGCACCGCGCCGCGAATGAAGGCGGTGCCGGCGTCGATGCGAATGCGCGGGTTGCGGCCGTCCATGCGCACCTCCAGCACCGTGGCGCCGGCGGCGTCGAGGCGGAACAGCGCCATGAGCAGGTCGCACACGCCCTGATAGGTGATCGTGTTCGCAGGATTCAGCGGCACGGCGGCGACGACTGCGGTCGGAGGCGGGATGACGGCGGCGCTCATGACTGCGTCTCCTGGAACCCGTTGCCTTCCGAATCGACCAGGCCGTCGTGTGGAATGAAGGCGAAGCACTCCTCCTCGCACTCGTCGCAGGTGATTGCGATCTCCAAGCGGGCCTTGCCTTCCGGGTCTTCCTCGGCGCGTATCCAACCGCCTGGCTCGACGTTGAGCGAGTCGGCAAGGTCCTCACCGCAGTACGGACACGGGAATCTCGGTGCGTTGCCCATCTCACACCTCCCGCACGATGTCGGCGGTGACGCGCTCGGCGCCGATGTCGGCGGCGATGCCCATCGCACGGGCCAGCAGGTTGTGCACGGCCAGCGGATACAGCAGGGACATCGCCCGCTTGCTGGTAGGCGCGAGCCGCGTGCGCAGGGCGTCGAGGCCGCTGCCATCGATCACCCGGGCCAGCGGCACGCCGGCGCGCTCGAAGCGCTTGGCGAGGTAGGCCTCCAGGTGCGTGTCCAGCGGCGCGAGGGTGACCACCTCGATCCGCTGAACCACTTCGCGGACTTCCGGGTCCTGCTCGGCCAGCTTGGTGGCCAGCTCGGGCTGCCCCAGCAGGATGATGCTGACCAGCGGGCGCAGGCCGTCCTTCAGCTCCAGGTAGCGCTTGAGGTGGCGCAGCGTGGCCCGCGGCAGGGCGTGGGCCTCTTCAATGACGAGGACGTGGCGCATGCCGTTGCGCCCGCTTTCGCGCAGTGCCTGGTGCAGCTGGCGAAAGCGCGCCTCCGGGCTGCTCTTGGTCTTCGCCAGCGGCGCGACCTCGGCCATGATCGCCTCGGCGATGTGCTGGCTGCGCAAGGTCTTGCCGACCGTTTCGCTGCTCTCCATGGCCAGCACGTAGGGCTGGATCACGATGACGTTGCGCGACTCGCGCTGCAGGCGGTCGATCAGTTCCTCGCGCAGCGTGGACTTACCGGCGCCGCTCTCGCCGATCACGGCGAGGAAGCCGCCGTGCATCGCGGCGTCCAGCATGGCCTCGCGCACGTAGCGGATATCGGCGCTGGCGGTGAATACCTCCTCGATCTCGCGAGGCTCGGCAAAGGGATCGGCGCTCAGGCCGAAGTGCTCGCGCACAGAGTGCGCCACGGTGTGTTTGCGGAGTAGCATGTCGGCGGTTTCCTCGGGCTTTGGAGTAGCAGGGGAGCCTGGCCTCGGCGCGTTGGCGCGCGCCGGGGCCTTCTTGAACAGCCCGTCGGTCGGCTCGATGCCGCGGGACTGCAGGAACGACTTGATCTGATCGCGCACCGCGCTGCGGTCGCGCGCTGGCCATTGGCCGCGGTTGCACAGCAGGCTCACCGCGCTGCGCGAGATCCCGACGTGCGCGGCGACTTCGGTCAGCTGGATGCCGTGCTGGTCGAGCACGGTGCGAAGGGCCAGCGCCGTCATTGCGCGATCCTCAGCACGTTGCGCGCCCGCAGCTGCTGCGCCACCTCGGCGGCCTGCTCCTCGGCTGCACCCTGCGGCCAGCGCCGGCACAGCTCGGAGTACAGCGCCGGTGTCCAGGTGCCGCCTTCGGCCTCGAACAGCGGCTTGACCAGGCGGGCCAGCTCGACATGGCCGAGCAAACGCGGGGTGTAGGTCGGGCGGATGGTCGGCAGCGGTGCGGCCTCCAGCTCGGCCGGGGCGGCCACCTCGGCGGTGCGGCCGGCACGCGGCAGCGCCTCGGGGATAATCGTCTCGCGTAGGTGCTTGTGCGGGTCGATACGTCCGCCGAAGGGCTGGCGCTTGGCCTTGCGTGCGGCCTTGGCCTCGGCGTCCGTGGACACCTCCATCGCGAGCTGCTCGATCTGCTTGCGCGCGGCATCGGCGGCGGTCTCGGGCGGCGCGCGAAACTCGCTGCCGATCTCCGCGGCGCTGGCCAGGAAGCCGAAGGCCCGACGCTCGATCAGCGGCGCGAGGTAGTGCACCGGCTGCCCGGCCTCGTCCTGCCAGAGCACCCGCACCGTGGCGCGATCCGGGTCGAGCGCGTTGGTGAGCACCTCGACCCGCTGCCCGTTGAGCACGCCGCCGGGGATGTCGCGCAGGTCATAGACGCGCCCGCCGAAGCGGATCATGTAATCGCGCACCGTGCAGGGCTTCGGGTTGGTGGTCGCGAGGCGCCGCAGCTCGGCGATGCTCGGCGCACGCACCAGCTGCACCGGCGTGATTTCAAGCCAGGCGTCGCGCCGGGTCATGCCGTGGCGCGAGTGAACCCGGGTGGCGTTGTAGGCACGCGACCACTCGCGGGCGAGCCCGTTGATCTCGGCGATGCTGCAGACAGGCGGCAGCATCTTGAGCCCGGACTCGAAGTGCGTCTCGATGATGTAGTGCGCCTGCTCGACCTGGCCCTTGGCCCGCGCGTTGCCGGCCTCGTTGACGATCAGCTCGATGCCGAGCGCGGTGCACAGGTTTCGCGTGGCCGCGGCGGTGATGGCGCTGCCGGGGTCGCTCATCAGATAGCGCGGCACGCCGTACATAGTCCCGTCGCTGCGCTCGGTCATCGCATAGATCAGCGCGTGCAGGAAGTTCGAGGCGGACTCGGCGCCCTGGACATAGAAGACCTCGATCGCGCCACTGGCGTGATCGGTGAACGCATAGCGCCAGATGCGCTGCTGCGCGATCGCCTCGAACTCCTTGGGCTTGCCGCGGTAGAAGCGGCGCTTGTCCATCACCTGGGTGCCATCGTCGGCCAGGTAGAACTGCCGGCTGACCGAGGCGTCGGCCTGCCAGCAGTGGTTCGGGTGCGGGCTGCTAAGACGCCCAGCCGGCGTGGGCGCGGCGAGCTGCGCCGGGTGCATGTGGTGGTGGCGCAGCGCGCGACGGATCGCCGGCAGCGACAGCGGGCGGAACTCGCCGGTGCTCTCGTCCACGCGCCCAGCGAGGATCTCGCCGTTGGCGCGCAGCACGTTCACCGCCTCTTCCAGCGGCGCAGCGCCGGTCTGCGTCTCGCGCCGGGTCGCTTCGATGTAGGCGGCGATCTTCGCGGCTTCGCCCGCGCTGAGGGCCGAGTTCCCAGCGTCCTCGCGGCGCTTGCGCGAGCGGTTCGGCAGGAAGGGCTTGAGCCGTGTGTAGACGGTTGCCGTGCTGCAGCCCAGCTCGTCGGCAATCGACTCCGCGACTGCGGTTCGGCCACCGCGCGGCGCGCGCAGCAGGCGAAGCGCGGCGCGTTCGAGGACGGCGCTCATGCGGCGGCTCCGGGCCGGATGCGGCGCATTGCTTCAGCGTGCGCGAGTTCATCGTGCCTCTGAGCGATTGCGAAGGCCGCACCGGCCCAGAATGCGGCGTCAATGCGCGAGCCGCTCTCCATAACAGGGCTGCTGCGGGTTGCCCAGAAGTCAGCACGCTCCAGCGCTCGAACACACGCTTTCGCGCAGTCCACGATGCGACGCTTCTGGAGGGCGGTCATTTCCGCGACTCCCGCACCGGCACCGCCAGCGGCAGGTTGTCGCGCAGCTGCCGCACCGCGGTGATGATCTCGGCGAACACCCCGGCCAGGAACTCGGTGTGGTCCTGCTCCGCGGTGTCGTCGCCGAGCAGCTCCTGGATCGCGCCGTTGAGTCCAGCCTCGGGGTCGCCCAGACTGATGTCGGCGATCACGCCCAACTTGGCCTCGGTCACCGCGTTCTGCAGCGCCGCGACGCGCTCGTCGGCGTCCTTCTTGGCCCACTCCCGGCGCAGGCGCGCCTTGTCGGCCTTGAGCTGCTCGATCTGCCCGGCCTGGGTGGCGACCTGTTCGGCGAGCGAGTCCACCTTCTCGGTCGCCTTGTCCGCGGTCTTCTGCAGCGCCTTCTTCTCGGCCGCATGCTTGGTGATCAGGCTCTCGGCGATCTCCACCAGCGCGTCGGTGTTGCCGCCCTTGGCCACCTCGATCAGGGCCTCGCGCTCGTCGTCAGGCAGCTTGCGCAGCTGGCGCAGCTCCCGGTAGCCGATGCCTGCGCGGCTCATGGCGTCGAGGGCGTCCTCGCCCATGGCGTTGTAGTTGCGGATGTCTTCGTCGACCTGGTCGACGGAGCGTCCGAGCAGGCCGCAGAACTCCGCCCAGGTGCCAGAAAATTCCGGACCGTCCGGAGTTTTCATCCCCCGGAGCCCACGGTAAGCCTTTGATTCCTTGATGTAGGCCAGCTTGGAAGTCCGGACGGTCCGGAAAAACTGGGTGCTGGCGTCGGCCATCTGGATCTGGCCGAGCACCTGGTTGATCAGGTCGCGGTCCTCGGCGTAGGCGTTCATCGCCTGCTGCATCAGCGCCTCGGTGGCGGGGTCGGCCGCCGGGACCAGTTCGCCGGCAGCTGCGGGGGTGTCGATAGCCTTGCGGGGCATGGGGCTCTCCTTGATCAGCGGGACACGGAGTTGGCGAAGTCGTCCAGCTCCCGCTGGTGGCGGGCGACTTCGGATTGGTGGGCCAGGGCCAGGCGCAGTGGCCGGCGGCCGAGCCGCCAGCAGTCCTCGTTTCCGGGGATGCGCTGCGCCCAGCCGGCGCTTTCGAGCGTCTGCAGGTCACGCAGCGTGGTGGCCGAGGACTGCTTGACCAGGTCGGCGATCTGCTTCAGCCGCAGGCCACGGAAGTTGTGGCCCTCCAGCGCGTGGACCACGTCGATGGCGCGCAGCACGGCGGCGCTCATGACTGCGGCCCCAACGGCGTGCGGCCGTACATGGCCCGCGCGCAGCGCATGGCGAGGTCGGCGTGCCGAGCGGCGATCGAGGCATAGACCCCGTCGCGCTCTTCCGGCGCCTCGCGGCGCTGCTGCGCGGCCAGGATGAGCATGGTCATCACCATGCGAGCGGACTCGCAGATCGCGCGCTTGCACGCGCGCTGTATTGCAGGGCACGGCCTCACGCGCGCCCCCGGGTCGGCTTCGATTGGCGTACGCGTTCACGAGCTTCGTGCAGCGTGGCGTGCAACGCCCTGAGAAGATCGACAGGACCCGGCGCGCCGCAACAGTCGCAGCGAATCGGCTCAAGGCGCTCGAAGATGTCGTTCGTGCGGGCGAACTTCAGGACACCTTCCCAGGTGCCGCTCTCGAACGCGGCACTAAGAACCAAAAGGAACTCAGCCGCCTGCTGCACCTCGTAGTCAACGGCGCTCTCTTTGCGCTTCATGCTCCGCCTCCTGGGAACGATTCGAGGCCGGCCGCGCGGGCCAACCGATTGCGCGCCTTGGTGGCGCTGGGGCCGGTGCGCTTGCCGATCAGGACCTGGCGCGCCCAGCTCGGGGTCAGCCCGTTCTGCTGGCAGAACTTGGACAGCGACGAGTGCCGAGCAACGAACCCGGCACGCACACTTGCGAGCAAATCGGGACCAGGCAGATACCTACAGCGCATGAACAACTCCCGTGATAGGCTGCTTTCGTTCTGAAAGCAGGTTAGCTCATGTTTTGTGAGCTTGCAAGGGGTTGGCGCTTTGGAAATCAAACCTCAGTTTGAAATCGTGATGGGGCGGGCCAAAGAGGCACTGCAGGCGTCGAGCTATGCAGAGCTGGGCCGCATGCTGGGCCTCAGCACCAGCGCCTACGCGAACCGCAAGCGCGCCGACTCGATCCCGTATGACCTGCTGCTGCCGGTCGCTCACTCACGTGGCGTGAGCGCCGATTGGCTCATTTTTGGTGAAGGCGAGTCGGTGCTCAGCGCCGATCAGAAGGCAAGGCAGCTGCCAGAGGTCGACTGCAAGCTGATGACCACCGTCCTGGTCGAGCTGGCCAAGGCGTTTTCTAGTTCACCGCTGACGTACGACGAGCTGGTGGAGCTGGGCCAGCGCGCGGGATTGGCGGGCCTGATCTACAACCGCGTCGCGCACATGCCTGACGACGCCGAGCGGGTTGCAGCGATCAAGCGACAGGTTCAGGATTTCGCCCAGGTCGCCAGCATCATGCAGGCCAACGCCGTCCACGACCGACCCACCGGAAAGAGGGGATCGCCATGAACCGAATCGCTGCACTCCTTGTCGCCTTGCTCGCCGCGCCCGCCGCGCTCGCGAATCCGTATGCGGACAACTGGACCTGCCGGGCGAAGCTGGATCTGCAGGCGATGGTCGCTCCTCCGACTGCCCAGCAGGTCGACGAAGCGCACAAGTGTGCGAGCCAGTACCTGACCTGGGCCAAATCCTACGCCGGCGACAACGCAAGCGCAGCGAACGCTGTGACGGAGCAACATGCGGCTTTCGTCGCCTATGCCGGCGGACTGCAGCGAGGGGCCTCCAACGTCGAAACCTTGCGGTCAGCCTTGGATGCTGCAGAGGCTCGGCTGCAATCGATGCTTGTCGGCCCCTGACCGGTGAGGCTTGTTGCGGAAGTCATCGTCCCGGAGAGATCGCCTCAGTCATTGAAGGTCACGGAACTGAGCAAAGCGGCAACGCAACTCAAGTCCAAAGACCCGGGCGCCGCGATTGAAAAGTTGCGAGAAGCGCAGGCGATCGCGAGGCGCTTCGCGATGAATGGCCTAGGGGTGCAGTGGTGGCTTCGGCTGCCGCTGTTCCTACAGCTTGCTGGCCGCGCCACCGATGCTGACGCAGAGTTCTCACGAATTGAGGACGAGATCAAACGTCCCGCAGGCCACTTCGCCGTAGCCGATGGGAAGCTCCCTCCGCATGCAACCCACAGCCACTTGGCTCAGCTGTACGACAAGTGGCGCCTCGCCTGCGAGCGATCAGGCGACTTGGACCGTGCTTCGACATATAGGCTGATCGCCGATCGCGAGCAGAGCTTGGCTCAGAGCGAAGTGGCAAGAATGCGCAGGCGCTGACCTGCCCCCTGTGAACTCGGCCCCAAGACTCCACTAGCCGTTCCCGCACATCCTGATCACCAGCCGGCACAAGCCGGCATTGGTGCAGGAGCGGTCATGTACGAATCTTTGGCTGATCGGCTGCGGCGCTGGTCGCGGTACTTCTCTGCGGTGTTTGCTGACCAGGGCGCGCGCGCCCTGTGGCTGCTGCTGTTCCTCGGCCTCTTCCTGCTGGTAGTGGCGTTCAACGCCAGCAAGGCGCTGGTGTTCGCCTGGCTGGCCGCCAAGATCATCGGCGCTGCGGTGCTGGCCGTTGCGCTCTACCACACCTGGGTGCGCCCGGATCTCGACTCGCTGGAAGGCATCGAGCGCGCCATGGGCGAGACCGGGCGGGTCACCCTGATGGCCGCCGCCATCATCGCCGCGGCGTTCACGCCATGAGCGACGACAAGAAGCTGTCGGTGCATCCGGATGACATCTGGATCGTCTGGGAACTCGCCGTCGATCTGGCGAAGCTCCGGAACTGCAACCTCAGCGATCTGCTCGCCGAGGTTGCAGAGGCACGCGCACTGCTACGCGCTGCAGACACTACTCAAGAGCCTTCGCGGTCTTGACCAGTCCCTTGATCACGATGTCCAGGCATTCCGATGCGGACTCCGCCTTGGCCTTCGGAGTCTTGCCATCGAGTTGCAACGACCCGTGCTGCATGGCTGCGATGAGGACTTCCACCGCCAGTTCTTCATATGACTTGCTCATGGGGTCTGCTCCTTTGGAAGTGATGACGCTGGCCGCGTCGCAGCCAAAGGTAGCAGACCCCTCCATCCGCTTCGGGAGGCACTAGCGATGAAGGGAGTTTCGACCCTCAAGACCGCCGGCATCGTCCTCTGGTTCGCCGTGGACTTCCTCTGGCGCGGCCTGGTGTACGCCTGGTCGTGGCCCGCGACGCGCATCCTGCTGGTGGCCATTCTCGCCGCGGCCATCCTGCACATCTGCGCGCAGCCGGCCTCAGCCTCACAGCAGACCGCTTCACCGACCGCCCAGCGGCTGTCCGTGCCGGACGTGCCGCCGCTGTACCGGCTGATGGTTGAACGCGAGACGGCGGCGGTATGGGGCATCTTCGCGCCCACTGCACGCATCGCCGCGCAGATCCACCAGGAGTCGCTGTGGAACCCGAAGGCGCGCTCGCGCTACGCCCACGGCATGGCGCAGTTCACGCCGGCCACGGCGGAGTGGATCGCGGCGAAGTTCCCCGACCAGCTGGGCGCCTTCGACCCCTGGGATCCCGCGCAGGCGGTACGCGGCATGGTGCTCTACAACGCCTGGCTGCTGGATCGCGTATCCGGTGCCACCGACTGCGATCGCTGGGCGTTCGCGCTGTCTGGCTACAACGGTGGCCTCGGCTGGGTGAAGCGCGACAAGCAGCGCGCGTCGGCACAGGGCGCCGATCCCGAGCGTTGGTTCGGCCACGTTGAGGCCCACTCGGCGCGCGCCGGGTGGGCCATCCGCGAGAACCGCAGCTATGTCTCACGCATCCTGCTCAAACGGGAGCCGGCCTACATCGCTGCCGGCTGGTCCGGAACCGCGGTCTGCGAGCAGGGTCGATGAAGGTCGACGTTCTGCCCAACGTGGTGCCCATGGCCAAGGCGGCGCTGATCGGCGTGGTGTGCTGCGTGCTCGCGGCCGGCATCGGATTCGGCGCCGGCGTGTGGGCCGGTATCGAGTGGCAAAGCGGCCAACAGGCCAAGCAGGACGCCAGCGTGCTGCGCACCGATGTCGAGGCCCTGCATGCTGCCGCCGTGGCGCTGCGCCGCAACGGCGCGGCCATCGCCCAGGACTACCGCACCGACCAGCGTCGCCTGGAGGAGATCGTCAATGTGCACACCGGACGCCGCGACGAAACGCGGGCCTTCTTCGCCGAGCAGCGGCAGGCCTGGGAGGCCTTTGCGGCGGCGCACCCTGAGCTTGCTGATTGCGGCGTTGGCCCTGACGGGGTGCGCCACTGGAACCGGGCCGCGACCCGTGGTGCTGCAGGCACCACCGGAGCCCCCGCCCGAGGTGAAGCTGGAGCTGCGTTATCCGTGCCCGAAGACCCTGCCGCAGCTGGTGACGGGGACGGCCCCGGAGATGCTGGCGCAGTTCGACGCCGCGGCCGAGCAGTATCACGGCTGCGCCGATCGACTGCTGGCGCTGGTCGATGCGCTGATCGCCTACGAGGCTGCGGTGTGGCGGCGCTACTGCAAGGCGATGCGCCAGCTCGGAGACCCGATCCCCGAAGACTGCGTCGACCAGGAGTAGCGCATGGCTGATATCGCCGACCGCGCGAACGAGTTGGTCGAGCACGAGCGCGCCGAGGCGCTCTCGCGCTTTCATGCGCAGCAGGCGCAACGCGATCGCATCGCCGAGTCCATGCGGCCCTTCGACCCAAGCGCTGTGCGGATCTGCGCCGACTGCAGTCAGGAGATCGAGCCAGCGCGTGTCAAGGCGCTGCCGCTGACCGGGCGCTGTGCGCACTGCGCGGCGCTGGCCGAGCACCAGCTGCGCGGGAGGGCGCCGAGATGAGCGTGGACATCGTCTCGGTGGCCCTGGTGCTGCTGGCCCTGGCCGTGCTGCTGAACACCGCGCTGCTGGTCGTGGTCTGGACCCGCCAGGACACCAAGCGGTCACTGATCGAGAGCGTGGACAAGCGTGTCTCAGTTTTGGAGGCACGACTCACCGACGTTGGCGAGGTGAAGTCCCGGCTGGCCGACCTGAGCCATGACGTGGCGGCACTGAACGAGCGGTCGGAGACCACGCTCGAAATGGTGCATTCGATCCAGGAGTTCCTTCGAGGGGGAAGCAAGCATGGCTAAGTCGTTCGCGCAGAAGCTGATCGAGGATCGGCGACTGGTCATCCTCCGGCTGCTGTCCGAGCAGGCGGGCCAGACTTCCAACAGCTCGGTGCTGCATATGGGCGTCCAGCACCTGGGCCACATCGTCGAGCGCGCCACCGTGTTCGAAGATCTGCGATTCCTGCAGCTGCATAACCTGGTCTCGATCGAGCAGCTCACCGATACCGTCTATGGCGTGCACCTCACCGGGCGCGGCGAAGACCTGGTGCACGGGCGCGTGGAGATCGATGGCGTAAGCCGGCCGCGGCGGGGGGTGTGAGTAATGGCCGGCCGCGCCCGCAAGAGCAAGGTGCACCGCGTCCACCCGGAGATCCGCCAGCTCTATGAGCGGATGTTCCGCGAGGACCGCCACACCCTGGACGAGATCCACGCCGCCGGGCGCGAGTTGGCCGCGAAGCTGGGCGTTGACCAGGAGGACGTGCCCTCGCGCACGGGCCTGCACCGCTACCGCGCCAAGTTCGATGAGATGTCGAAGCGCCTGCGCGAGCAGCGCGCCATGGCCGAGCTGGTGGTGGGCGAGCTGGGTGATGGCATCGGCGAGAAGTCCGCGGCGCTCCTGTCAGAGGCGGTGAACACGTTGGTCACGCATGTCGCCCTGGAGATGCAGGACGACAACGAAGCGACCGTCGAGGACGCGCGCAAGCTGGCGCGCGCCGCGAAGGATGCCGTCCAGGTGCAGCGCGTGTCGCGCCAGGAGCGTGAGGAGATCGCCCGCGCCGCGGTCGAGAAAGCGATGAAGGCGCAGCGCGAGAAGATCGAAGCGCTCGGAAAGTCGGGTGCGGTGGACGCGGCCTCCGTGGCGATGGTGATCCGGGCGGCCTACGACCTGTGAGCAATCCGGCGCTCCAGCTCTTCCCCTACCAGAAGCGATGGATCGAGGACGATTCGCGCTTCAAGATCGCGATGTTCGCACGGCAGACGGGCAAGACTTTCACCACCACGCTGGAGCTGGTGCTCGACTGCCTCCGCGCAGAGGCATCTGGGCAACGTCGGCGCTGGGTGATTCTTTCACGCGGCGAGCGTCAGGCTCGCGAGGCGATGAACGAAGGTGTGAAGCTGCACCTGCGCGCACTGCAGGCCGGTTTCAAGGAGGCCGAAATCGACTTCGATGCCAGCACCAAGGCACTGGAGGTCGAAATGCCGGGTGGCTCGCGGATTACCGCGCTGCCGGCAAACCCGGATACGGCCCGCGGTTTCTCCGCCAGCGTTGTGCTCGATGAGTTCGCGTTTCACCAGGACTCTCGCGCGATCTGGAAGGCGCTGTTTCCGGTCATCTCGAAGCCGGGCCTCAAGCTGCGCGTGATCAGCACACCCAACGGCAAGGGCAACAAGTTCTATGACCTGATGACGGGCAAGGATGACGGCTGGAGCCGCCACCAGACTGACATCTATCAGGCCGTCGAGGACGGACTGCCTCGCGATGTGGAAGAGCTGCGGCGCGGCGCCGGGGACGATGACCTGTGGGCGCAGGAGTTCGAGCTGCGATGGCTCGATGAAGCCAGCGCCTGGCTGCCGTTCGAGCTGATCAACTCTGTCGAGCATGACCAGGCTGGACTGCCCGAGCTGTACGCAGGCGGAGAGTGCTACGTCGGCGTCGACATCGCCACGCGAAACGACCTGTTCGTCATCTGGGTGCTGGAGCGGGTTGGCGACGTGCTGTGGACCCGCGAGATCATCGCCGAGCGTCGACTTTCCTTCGCATCCATGGACGAGCTGCTTGACGATGTGGTGCGCCGCTACCGGGTGATTCGGATGTTTAAGGATCAGACCGGTATGGGTGAAAAGCCGGTCGAGGATGCGAAACGCCGCTACGGCGAGAGCCGGGTGCACGGCGTGCTGTTCACCGCCGCAAACAAACAGCACCTGGCAACGGTCGGCAAGGATGCGTTCGAGGACCGACGAATCCGCATCCCGAGCGGCGACATCAAGCTGCGCGCGGATCTGCACAAGCTCCGCCGCGAGACCGGAGCCACGGGGAACGTGCGCTTTATTGCAGACAGCGATAGCGCTGGGCATGCAGACCGCACGTGGGCCTGCTTCCTCGCGCTCGAAGCGGCCAACCAGGGCGGCTTCGATATCGACTTCCAGTCCGCCGGCCCGCGCGAAGCCACGCGCATCGGCCAGGACTACACAGGCACAGCGGCGATCACCGACGACGGCTTCGGCACGGTGGCGGGTGGCAATGACTTCGGAGGCTACGTGTAATGGAAGAGATCGGCCCGCGCCCTACCCAAGACCGCGAGATCGCGACCACGGCGGATGGCATCGACATCACCCGCGGCTATCTCGGCCCGCTGTATGTGCCGGCCGATCGCGTGCTGCGCAACCGCGGCGGCGGCGACCTGTCGATCTACGAGCAGGTGCTCAGTGAGCCGCAGGTGGCCAGCACCTTCCTGCAGCGCCGTCTGGCGGTGACCAGCGCGGAATGGCAGGTCGAGCCGGCCAGCGATCGCCGCGCCGACAAGAAGGCCGCCGCCTTCGTGCGCGAGCAGCTGCAGCGCGTCGGATTCGATGCGCGCACCGACCGCATGCTGTTCGGCGTGTTCTATGGCTTCGCGGTGGCGGAGATCCTCTACGGCGTGCGCGACGGACTGATCAGCTGGGAGGCGATCAAGGTGCGCAACCGGCGGCGCTTCCGCTTCGCGGCGCCCAGCGGTGAGCTGCGCATGCTCACCACCAGCAACATGTTCGAGGGCGTCGAGCTGCCGCCGAACAAGTTCTGGCACTTCGCCACAGGTGCGGACCACGACGATGAACCCTATGGGCTTGGCCTCGGCCATTGGTGCTATTGGCCGGCGCTATTCAAGCGCAACGGCATCAAGTTCTGGCTGTCCTTCGTGGAGAAGTTCGCGGCACCCACTGGCGTGGGCAAGTACGAGCCCACCGCATCATCCGACGAGCAGCAGAAGCTGCTGCGCGCGGTGCGCGCGATCCAGAGCGACAGCGGCGTCATCATCCCGAAGGGCATGGAGATCGACCTGCTCGAAGCCGCCCGCGCGGGCACCGCCGACTACAAGGCGCTCCACGACACGATGGACGAGACCATCGCCAAGGTGGTGATCGGCCAGACCGCGAGCAGCCAGGGCACGCCCGGCCGCCTGGGCGATGACGAGCTGCAGGCCGACGTGCGCGCCGATATCGTCAAGGCAGACGCTGACCTGGTCTGCGAGTCGCTCAACCTCGGCCCGATCACCTGGCTCACGCGCTGGAACTTCCCCGACGCCGATCCGCCGCGCGTCTACCGCGTGCTGGAGGAGGAGGAAGACCTCAACACGTCGGCTGAGCGCGACGGCAAGATCGTCGGCATGGGCTTCCGCCCGAGCCTTGCCTACATCACCGAAAAGTACGGCGGCGAGTGGGTCGAGAAGGCACCGCCGGAGCCGCCCGAACCCGGCACCGATGGCCCACCCGCGCCTCCGGCCGAGTTCGCTGCCGAAACCGAGGACGGTGACCCGCCCGAGCGCATGACTTCGCAGCTCGATCGGCGCGCGTCGAAGCATCCGGCTAAGTGGGTCGAGCAGATCCGCGACCTGGTTGACCGCGCGGAGTCATGGGAAGACGTGCAGGAGGGCTTGGCCAAGCTGATTCCGGACATGACGCTCGACGACTACGCGGATGCGCTGGCGGAGGCGTTTGCGGCGGCGCGGTTGGCGGGGCGGTATGAGGTCGACAGTGGGGAGATCGAGTTGCCGTGAGCGACAACGTCACGCCCTTGCCCGGCATCGA